CCGCTTTCATTTTGACCGTCCAGACCTTTTTTTCGCCATTATCAAACGTTTCAAAAATCTGATCTGCCGGCGACTGGACAAAACGCTCATTGCTGAAATGATCCTCGTCAACCGGGTTGAATGTCATGATAAGACGCTGGTAACCCGTGCCGCGTAGGATAATGGCCAGGTCCCAAAACTCCTGCTCTGTCATATCCTCGGCTTCTTCGTACCAAATCAAATTAATCCCTTTTAATGATTTGATCTTTGCCGGATTGTCCATTCCGCGAAACAGCATTTTCGCCCCGGCTTTGTGGGATATCTCCATCGGATTTTTAATATTATTGAACTCATTAAAAACTCCCATTGATTCGATTCCGTCAAGTATCTCTGTGTAAATTGAGTCTTTAATGCTGGCATATGTCTTTCTTATCCCAACACCCCTAAATTCTGGTTCTTTTAGCATCGATATAGGGATATACTGACCGCCTGTGAAAAAACTTTTTCCAGAATCACGCCCGCCATACATGACGATTATTCTTGCATCCGATTCTAGGGCATAGTAATAAATGTCATTTACAGCGATATCAGCCATTTTTTACAACCTTTGATGCCGGGATAATATTGATTGTTGTTTTTAATTCGCCGGAATGTTCAATCTCTTGTTTTTCATTGTATCCGCGTTTTTTCCCTTTGCATTTTAGGAAAAAGAAGATTGATGCAGGGTCACCATCTGATACATTTTGCATTAATTTTCCTTCTGCAAAATCTAGCGTCATCTCATTTATTTCTTCAACTTTTTCTGCATATCCTTCGTATTTTTTCATCCAATCATAATGCGTTGATCTGGCCATGTTGTTATTTGCTCGACACGCTGGGGCTACAATTCCCAGATTTTTTTCAAGTATCTCAAGGAATTTCTTTTGTGGCCTCCCCATTTTCTTTTTTTCTTGTGTAGCATCTGCTTGACTCACGTTTTGCCTCCTTTCTGACTAAATTAAAAACCGCCCTATGTTAGAACGGTACTACAATCCCACTGTCGTAAGTTGACGTATAATTTGACCGCCGTTTTTTCGCCGCGCTAACTCTTGTTATTTTTTTATTACCGACTATCACGCTGCCTGCGTCTAGCGCTTTTCTGAAGCTGTTTGAAGATTTTCGAGACTTTGCCATAATTTACCACCCCTTTCGCCTGATTTTTTATTTATTTGATAGGTTTTTTCAATTATTTCAATATATTTTTTATTGAAATCAAACAATTCTTGATCGTCTATCATTGAAAACTGTTCTACACTCCGGCTTGATCTTAGATTTGCCGATCCTTGAATGGTTAATTTTAAATTATCTGTTTCGATCAATGCTATTTTCATGTGAGATCCAGCCACTGACAATCTAAAATCCCACGGTTTTTCTTTTTCAAGTTCATCGTAAATATACGGGATAAGAACGTGTCTTTCGTGTGAATAAAAGTAACTTGATACAATTAAGTGTAATTCATCGCACAACCCTGAGTACATAATATTTGCCATTGAATCAACATTATCCTGCGATAATGACAACGTACTTATGGATAAACTTTTTGTTTTTAATTGCTTTTCAACAATCAGTGCTTCTAATAAATCGCCAAAAATGAAATTTCCGGACACGATGGCGTAAATACTCATGTCTTTCTCCAATTCAATTTCATTTGCCATTTTTACAGCGTTATCGTAAATCACTTTTTTAGGCTTGCAAATTTTAGGCTTGCAAAATGTGTTACTTGTATCATCCTGAATGTCAAAATCAAGCTGGAACCCGTCAAAATCAAAATCAAGATCCAAATCAAACATTTTTTCCGCCTCCTAAATAAGTAATAATAGCTTTTTTTATTTCCCCATTTACAGATACTTTTGCTGTTTTTAACTCATCAATCCATCTAATAATTTCAGCATCGGTATTGTTGTTAAGTCTCAAAGTTACTATTCTGGTATTATCTTTTTTCCATTTATCGTTCGCATTCATGGTATCACCTCGCATTTATTGATACCATTATTATATCATGGGTATCACCCTTTTGTCAATCTTTAAGTGGCTTTATTATGCGATAATCCCACCCTCGCCCCCGCTGGCAATGAGTGCATTGATCTTTATATTTCTGTCCATGTATTTTTCTTAATTTAAATCCCGCTTCTTCATAATCGTTTTTGCAGTTATAGCAAAGTGTCTCGATGTGTTTTCTTTTGTCATTCACTTTTTCCCCTCTGCATTAAAAAAGACACCGGTTTTCCCCGATGCCTAAAACCTCCTAGATCGTATTTCGCAACAACAAGATCTGTATTTGAGATTTTTTGATAGTATCATAATAGCACGTTTTTATGTATCATTGTGTATCATGATTGATCTCGATGTATTTCAATCCTTCGGCATGATACCGATGGACTTGTGCCCACGAATAATTTACCTTACAACAAATATCCTCCCATCGAAGCCCGGATATATACCGTAGCCGCATGATTCGCTCAACCGTCCAATCATCTATTGTGCTGATTAAATATTCTACCTCACGCTTAACATTCCGTAGGCGTTTGATTTCAAGTTCAAGATCTGCCATCATGTCAACGTAGGTATCAATAATTTTTGATTTATCGCTATAGCCTGACCCTTTTGGCATATCCGATAGCGTTGGTGTAATCTTATTGACCTTTGATTGCATGATGGCTATTTCATCGTTGAGGTCTGCTATCTTTTCAGATGCCCTGATATAAGCTTTGAGTTTGTATTTTTTTTCGTCATTTGTCATTCGTCACCGCCTTATTCGCTTTATACTCCTCGCACATATACCGATAAGGACATAATCCATCGGGCTCATTGAGTTGACAATCAATATCAAGGTCGCGGTTAATCTCGAATATGTGACAGGTTAAAAAATCATCTCGCTTGCAATCCATGCAGTATGCGTTAATCAGCATCTCCATGAGATTCATGATTTTATCTTGCGTAATTAATTCCTTTTCGGGAGCAGCAACTTTGTAACGTGACACAAACTCAAGGCGATTATCAGCGATGATATTGCCAATTTTTTTCATTTCCTTTTGCCCGATTCTGTCTTTTATTTCTTCAAGTGCTGAATAAAGTCGAGTTCGTGAATGTTTTAATTTGCTAATCTCGGTTTTTGTTAAGCGGTTGCGATCAATAACATCTTCTAAGACATCCGTCTGCACGATAAAGCTTGCAAGTTGTATCCGCTCTTTACTTGATAAATAATCCTTTGCCATCCCTTCACCTCCGATTCATCGCCTGATATTGGCCGTATGATAATCCTGCATTTCTAGCCTGCTGATTGACTTCTGCCAATTTTTTATTAAGTGGATCTCGTTCACGCCTGGTTATTTGCGGTTTGTGGCTTGCCGCTGATTCACTGCAAACGTCGCATTTAATTTGATTGTGGACGACTGCGTAGAATTGTTTGCCGCAGATTTTGCAGGTTGTCATTTTGATATATTCATCGAACTCTGACCCCAGGGCGTTAGCGATTAAAACCATTGAGCGAGTTGTTATGTTTCCGCCGCTTTCCCATACGTAGATGGAATGGTCACTAACCCCGATTCTGCTTGATAGTTCACGTTGTGTGAGGTTGTGTGTTATTCGATATTCACGCAATTTTTCGTTGATGGTCATTCTTCCACCTCATCGTCTTTTTTATTAATCCAGTAATATCTTTCCATGAAGTTTGAACCGTCATGGCAATCACCGCACTTTCCATAAGACACATTATAATCAAAGTATTCGCACTCTAAACATTTTACAATTTTTATGTTAATCATCTTGCACCTCAACGCAAAACTCACAACCCTTACAATCTCCATCGCAGCAAGCGTTATACTGTTGTTCTTCTTCGTCAATATCGCCGCACCACATATTTACACCTCCAATAGTTCCGTTAGTTGTTTTCGCTCTAAAAAGTATTTCGCGGTTCATTTAACAACCTCCATAACGGCATATAATCCAATTTTCTGTTTTAGATTATTGAAAATGTGAATTTCTGCCATTTTTGGGCTGTCACATTGATATTCATAATTTTTAAATCCCATTTTTCTAATGAAATTTTCACACGCCAACGCAATGTTTGAAGCTTCTTCTGTATTCGCTGATGGCGCATTCATATTTAAAACTCTGTATGTTCTTAAGTCGCTCACTTCTCCACCTCGTCATTCTCATCTTCCCAGTTAATGATTCTTTTCACCTCGCACATCGCTATTACCCACTCAGCTTGTAATCCGCTGATTTCATCTTCTAGGTCGTTAAAATCACTTTTTAAATCTGTACTTGTCTCGTCGAGATACGTAAATTTATAAAATTTATATCTCTCTAAAAGTCGTTTATGTAATTCACTTAGTTTATTTAATTTTTCCATTTCCATCGTTTTTAACTCCTTTTTAGTCTTACCCTTACCAGAATACCTATTTTTACTTTTCTCCGGCGTACGGGGATGTTAGGTGGGTAAAAATAGGATGTTGGGCGTGGGGTGTTAGGTGTTTTATAACGCCTGCATTTTTAATTGCTTATCAGCTGATTTATTTCCGTAAATTATTTGCTTAAAAATACTTTCGAATATCGGTACTGGGATTGAATTCCCGGCTTAAGTATATAAAGTGCCATTTAATTTACCCTCTATACCCGGATGTACTGTTTTAGCATTTAAATAATCATCATCTGAATACCCTTGCAACCGCAAACGGTGCGATGATGATTGCTAGCGGGATAGTGATTGCAAAGGCGGTTAGTTCTTTTAGGATGCTCATACTGTCGCCTCAAGCAATGATTCTTGGATATTAATACCTGTCAGCATTAATTTTTTAGCGTCGTTATAAAACTTCCTGTCAATCTCAAATCCATAGCTGTGCCGCCCTAACTCATAGGCCGCTCTTAATGTCGTACCGCTGCCGGCAACTGGATCAATCACAACATCCCCGGGGTCTGTGAATATCTCAATTAACTGTTTTAAAATAGCCACTGGCTTTTGCGTTGGATGAATTTTAGGGTACTGCTTCGCATTATCCTTTTGCCACTCAAACCAGTTAAAAACCATTTTTCCGGTTCCCCTAATTACTTTACCTGTCTCGTTATCGATCTTCCGGCCGTTGTTAAATTTTGGTAACTTATCTCGGTATAAAACAACAGCATGCTCAGTTGCTCCTACTATTTTCATGTTCGCTTTCAAAACCTGAGAACTTTGATTCTTGATGAAAAATAGCGGATACGAGTTTTTAAACCCATATTTTTTCCCATACTCAACAACCATCGGTATTTGCTCGAAAGCACAAAACACAATCATGGCCGGGGCTTTGCCCTTTTCTTTCGGCTCTTTAATTAGCATCTTGTTACAGAAATGCATATACTCAGCGATATTAAAATTTTCATCGCTATTAAAAAAATTAGAACCAGCTTTTTTACTTTCGCCATTTTTATTATCCCCGTCAATATACCATTCGGTACTGCTACCATATGCATTTTTGCCAATGTTATATGGGATATCGGCCAAAACAAGGTTCGCTCTAGGAATATTGTATTTTTTATAATTTTGAAAATTATCGCGGTATAATTTACACTTTATATTTTTCAATCTTTTCCTCCTATATTAAAATTGTAAAAACCATTTTCTATCTCTGCTCAATTCAGACATGTATTTCGCTTTTGTTTCAAAAGGCTTAAAGTCATCTTTTAAATAATTCCTTACCGAGGTATCTCCTAAGTTAATTTTTTCGCATATTTCTCTTACTGTAAAACCCTCTTCCTTTAGTTTTATTGCTTTTCTTTGCTTCATCATTCCTTTTTCATCATGATACTTTCCTTTAAACTCATCAACCCTAATATTTATAGTAGTAGGCATGTCCCCATTCTTTATATATGCAACTTGCATAGTATCTAACGCCACTAATGCAAATATATCTACTTCATTATCTCCATATCTTTTTTTGCTGTTGTACCCTTTTCTTTTAATTCCAAATACATAGGCACCACTTACACCCCTCCACTGATTAGTTATCTTGTGGGTTTCTGTAGTTTTAACTTGAACCTTCAATATTCTCCTACCAGTATCTAGTAGTAAGTCATAAGGTAGTGTTTCACCTGCTAAAGATACATCAAACCCTTTTAAAGTTAAGTCGGCACAAGTTATAAATTCACCAGCTTTTCCCAATTGAAATTTATCGTATTTTATATCCATAATTAAACTCCCCCTCCAATGTTGTTATATATATTATATCACACTTTAAAATACTTTGTAATACTTTATAGTAAAATATAATATAATATGGTATAATTAGTTCGAGGTGATAATTATGGAAAAAGTAAAAACATCTA